AAACAAGATGGAGGAAGCCCCTGAAAGTAGTCAACCGCAAATGCCCCCAATGCAAATGCCTGGTAGTCAACCGCAAGGAATGCCTCCTATGATGTAAGTAAGTTTATAAGGAGAGAAAATTGGAACCAGTTAGCCCAGATAACTTTGACGAATGGAAACACCACCCTGTTACCAAACGTTTATTTAAAATGCTATCAGATGACAGAGAGGTCATGAAAGAAGGACTAATCAACAGTTCATTTGATTTTGAAGAGGAAGTTAAAGGAAGATGTCGAGCAATTGCCATTATCCTAAGTCTAGAGTATGAAGATTTGTTTGAGGTAAAAAACAATGAGTAATGAATCAGGTATTAATCCAGTAGGCTGGAGAGTGCTTATCAAGCCACAGGAAGTTAAAAAGGTTTCTAAGGGAGGGATTATCCTAACCACAGAAACAACTGAAGCAAGAGAACAAATGGGAAACACTACTGGGATCGTTATAGCTATGGGTGACCAATGCTATTCTGACGAACCTGCACCTTGGTGTAAGGTGGGTGACAAAATAATCTTTGCCAAATATGCTGGTCTTCTTTACTTGGGTAAAGATGGTGGCTCGTACCGAATGGTGAATGATAAGGACATTACTGGCACTTTGGATGCTGATGTGGACCTTGTTGATCCGTACTTGGCTAAAACTTAAGTTGACACTATTTTAAACAGGGAGTAGTATATGAGTGAAGAAAATGTTACTAGTAACGAAATAGCTGATGACATTCGGCATGAAGCTGAATCTCAAGGTTGGGTTCCAAAAGAACGATTTCGTGGTAATGAAAACGATTGGGTAGACGCTGATGTTTTTGTAAAACGTGGTCGAGAGATTCTTCCTATTCTTAGAAAGAATAATGAGAACCTTGTTAAAGACTTACAGTCAACTAAAGATCAGCTTAAAGAGTTCAAAGAAGCAGCGGAGGAATTTAAACGATTCCAAAAAGATGCTTATGAACGTAAGGCTCAAGAGTACGAAGATAGAATTAGACAGATTAAAGAAAGCCGTGCCCAAGCCATCAGTGATGGGGATGGACAAAAAGTAAATGTTTTAGATGACGCTTTAGATCAAGCTAAAGAAGACTTTAAAGAAGCAAAGCAAGCTGTTAAAGATGTTGATGTTGTTAAAACACCAGAAACACCAACAACTGTTATTGAACCTGGCTTACAATCCTGGCTAGATAAGAACACCTGGTTTGGTGAAGATAAACGAATGACAAGTATTGTAAATGGAATAGGTGAAAGCCTTAGATTGGAATTTCCAAGCTTAAAAGGACAGCCGTTTCTTGATAAGCTAGACGAAGTGTTGGCAGAAGAGTTTCCTAATAAATTTGGTGGGAAGAAACAATCTCCTACTAGTCGGGTCGAATCTGGGTCTGGTCGTCAGAGTAGAAGTGGTGGTAACGCCCAATCTTATGACAACTTACCTGCGGAAGCAAAAGCAGCCTGTGATCGTTTTGTTAAGCAAAAGCTTATGACTCGTGAACAGTATATCGCAGATTTCGATTGGTCTAATTAATTTAAAAGGAATATTATCATGCCTCGTGCTTTAACTTATGAAGAAAAAGTTGCTCGTCAAGATGCAATTAGAGAGAGAAGAGAAGCCCCACCTGCTGCTGCTGATGGAACTACTCGTAAACGCAGAAACGTTTTTAATGGCACAGAAGCCAAATTAAGCGTTAGAAACCAAATTCCAGGTTACCATCTCCATGTTTTTACAGACACTGGTGGTCGTATCCAAGAAGCTTTGGACAGCGGATATGAATTTGTTGCCCCACAAGAAGTTGGTGGTGTAAGTGAAAACGTGGTTAGCCGTAATGGTGACCTCGGAGAAAGAATTAGATATCTTGTAAATCCTCGTGCTGAAGGTACGGAACAATACGGATATCTTATGAAGATACGGCAAGAATGGTATGAGGAAGATCAAGCCGCACTTCAAGCTAAAAACAACACGATTGACGCTTCAATTAGGAAGGGTAAGATTACGGGGGATAACCCTGGATTTTATGTTCCTAGAGATGGTATTAAACTTAATTAATTTACAAGGAGTCTTAAATGGCTAATGTATCCCGCCCTCGTGGTCTGTCTCCAGTTGGAACTGTAACTGGTGCAGCCTATAACGAGCAAGGTCAATTGTTTGCTGTGGCTAACGATGCTACTAACACTTACGCCATTGGCGATATTGTTACGTATGCTGGTGGCTCAGACACAAATGGTATTGCTTATGTAACTAAAATGACTGCTGACACTAGCTTGCCTTTGGGCGTTATTGTTGGTATTCGTCCTGCTGATCCTGGTGTTAGCTTGCAAGGTACAAACATTGATTTGAGTAAAATTTACTTGTCTCAAAGTTCTGGCTTGCGCTATATCTATGTGATCACTGATCCTAACGTTGTATATGAAGCACAAGCTGATACTTATGCTTTAGCTGACGTTATGAAAGCTGCTGGTGGTAACTACACCGCTGCTGACTCATTGTCACAATCTTCACCACAATCTAGTTTGACTCTAAAAGCTTCTACTGTTACCGCATTGGGTACAAGTGGTTCGCTTGGATTGCCATTCTTGGTTATTGGTTTTGCTCAACGTTCAGATAACGCTGCTGGTTCTTATGCCAAAGTAAACGTTGTTTTGAACAAACAGTTGTACAAGCAAGCTGCTGGTACTGCTTAATCTGTTAAATAAAGGAGAATTAACATGGCTGGTGTAATTACAACAGGCTCCCATCCGAAGGCGTTATGGCCTGGTATTAAAGCATGGTGGGGACAAACCTACAACGAGCATCCTGAAGAGTACGTTGATTTGTTTGACAAAGACACATCAATGCAAAACTACGAAGAAGATGTTCAATTGACTGGGTTTGGTTTAGTACCCGTTAAAGAGCAAGGTGCTGGAGTTCAGTACGATTCAGAAATCCAAGGTTTTGTAACTCGCTATACGCACGTTGCGTATGCAATGGGTTACATTGTGACTAAGGAAGAAATGGACGACAACTTGTATGAGCAAGTGTCCAAAAAACGTTCTGCTGCCCTAGCAATGTCTTTCCGTCAAACCAAAGAAAATGTTGCTGCCAATGTGTACAATCGTGCATTTAACAACACATACGCTGGTGGTGATGGTGTGGCTATGTGTTCAACTGCTCACCCCAATACTACGGGTGGTACATTTGCTAACAAGCCTACAGTTGACGTTGACTTGTCAGAAGCCGCTTTGGAAGATGCAGTAATCGCAATCATGGGTCTACAAAACGACCGAGGATTGTTGGTTGCTATTCAACCAAAAGACTTGCACATTGCTCGCCAAGAAGTGTTTAATGCTCAACGCATTCTCCACTCTAGCTACCAAACAGGTAATGCCAACAATGACATTAACGTCATTAAGTCTGGTAACTACCTACCAGGTGGTTTCAAAGTAAATCACTACTTCACAAGCCCACACGCTTGGTTTATCCGTAACACCATTCCTGGTGGTACTGGTATGAAGTACTACGAACGTCACGCCATCACGTTTGATCAAGACAATGATTTCGATACAATGAATGCTAAAGCCAAAGGCTATGAGCGTTATTCATTCGGATGGTCTGATCCTCGTGCTGTGTGGGGCGTTAATGGTCCCTAATTGTTACTAGTAACAGCCCCCATCCTAAAAGGTGGGGGTTTCTTTTAATCCAAAGGAGTATTTAAATGGCTTACGAAATGTCTAAAATGAAGGGCAAACGCCCAGAACCCAGTATGAAAAAAGGTACTGGTGAGGAAAAGAAAAAGATGGCTGCTAAAAAAGCACCACCTGCTAAAAAAATGATGAGTAAAAAAGTTTAATATTGGTATACAATCCAAATATCCAATGACGCTCTGTTAACTCAGAGCGTTGTTTTTAACAACGTCAAAGGAGTTTTAAATGGTAGCACCTACCCGTTTCCCTGCTGGCATTAGTACTTATGTAACCAAGACTAATAGCGTTCTTAGCACATTCCCCACTGTTCCTAATTCCACTCAATCAAGTGTTACTACATTTGAAATGAATCCTTATGTGGCTTCTAGCTACACTGTGACTAATACTACCGCATCTATTGGTGCTGGTACTGGTCTTACAGGATTTAATGGTGGTATTACATCTCTTGCTGTTACTACTGCTTCTGGTGGTAAAGCTGCTATTGCTCTCAATGGCAATAGTTCTACTGGACAAGCTGTTCAGTTTATTCCTGGTAACCAGTTGTGGTTTAATATTCAAGTAGCACACAACTCTACATTCTTATCTGACTCTACTACTGTAGCTCGTTATGGTTTGTTTGATGTGTCTGATACAACAGGTACTATTACCAATGGTGTGTATCTAGAAAAAGCTGCTGGTGGAACTGCTCTTAATCTTGTTATTAAGAACACTGGTTTAACTGGTTCTACAGTTACAACCATTATTAACAACGTAGCTGATTTAGCTAAACCAAGTGGTATCTATGGAGACACCAGCTCTACTGTAGGTACATTGACTACTGCTGGTAGCTCTAACAAATACACTAGTGTTGCTGTAAATGCAGCGGGTTCTGGCTACGCTCAAGCTCCTTTGGTTCGTGCTACTGGTGCTAATGGAAGCAGTCCTTACTCACAACTGTATTGCCAAACACAAAGTGGTTCTTTGTATGCTCCTTACATTGTTCACGTTGGTGGTACAGGGTATACAACTTTTACCAATGAAGTTAACCATTGGTTAGACCTCTCTTTCTACTATGATGGTAAAGGTCGTTTTTACTTTGGTGTTAATGGCAAGCAAGTGTTATCTGTTGGACAAGATGGAACAACATCTTTAGCTGCTGGAGGTACTGCTACTAGTGGTAATGCTTTCTTTGCTACCAATGCTTCTATGACATCTTCTATTGCTCCAGTAACTCCTGCAAGTGGAGCTTTTGACAACATCATGCCTATGGTTGCTATTAATGCTGCTGCTGGTTACGCATTGAATACCAATGCTACCAACATTATGTTTATTGATAGTTTCCAAGTTGGTTCTGAGTACAACTAAGGAAAATAAATTGCACAGTAAACTAGTACACGAAGCTACACAAGACAGTATTAATGTTTCCATTGTTAGTGATGGTGGCAAAAACACTGTGTTCCTAGTAACAGGTACTATTAAACACGAAGATGATTCTGTATTTGATATTGTTGACATTAAAAGATTAGCTGGAAACCCAAGTAACATTCGTTTAGATGCAACTGTGTTTATGGTTGAGACTGGTCTAAGAGTGTTACTTACTTATCGTAATCAACCTTTTGTTTTACCTCTGGAAGGTAGAAGTAAAATTGATCTAGGATGGGTTAGTGGGTTAATTGGTCACGAGATTGATATGATATTTAAAGGTACAGGATCATTCTTCATTGTGCTAGATGTAAGCAAAATGGGAGTATAAAATGAGTGATGTATTTATTAAGAGTGGCGAACAACCTCGTTACTTTGCTTTTAGTGGTGTGAACTCAGCAACAGTAACTGGTGCGTCTTCTCCCATTTATAAAGAAAGTCCTTACAGTAGTTTTCAAGCTATCATCAATGGTACAGGTACTGTGGGAGCTACCATAGCTATCCAAGTAACCAATGAAGATGCTACTGCTAATGGTACTAGTTCAAATTGGATTACCATGAGCACAATTACTTTGTCTGGTACTACTACTGCCACAGATGGCTTTACAACAATTGCTCCTTGGAGATGGGTACGTGTTAACGTATCTGCTATCTCTGGTACTGGTGCAACTGTTCAAGTTATCATGGGTGTGTGATGACTATTGTTGTTAATAACATCTATGGGTCTTATGTTCCAGCTATACCTGATTATGTAAATCAGTATGGAATGACTGACAATAAATATGGTGTTATTATGGAGCCAGAAATATATTCATTCTTACTTCAAGAAACTGGAAGTTTTATACTTCAAGAAGATGCTGTAAGTAAATTAGCTTTATAGGATAACACATGAGTTCAACTAATTTTACTAGTGGGACACTCCTAACATCGTCTTGGCTTAATGCTGTAAACAGTACTGTCTACAACAATGTCTTTCCCAATTCTGGTGGTGGTACAACTAACTTTTTAAGAGCTGATGGAACATGGGCTGCACCTCCTGGTGGAGCTTCTGCTACTCTTAATCAAGTACTTACCAATGGAAATACATCATCTTTAAATGCAAATATTGGTGGAGTAGGAATAGGCAATCAGATTAATTCTCCTACTGGTTTAACAGTATACGGAATTACTTCTACTGCCAATTACGTTGGTATTCAAAATAACTTTGGTGGCTCTAGTCCTTACACAGTTCTTTTAAGTTCTTCTGCATTTATACCTTACTCTAATGCTATTACAGGTAGTGTTACTAATAGCGGTATTGCTCTAGGAGCTTCTGGATACCAGTGGTCATCCATAGGAGTTGCAGGTTCTTTGTATTGGAACAATACAGTTGTTACTGCTCCTGATACTGGATCAGGTGGAGATGCAACTAAGTTCTTAAATCAAAAGGGTTCTTGGGTTGTACCATCGGGTACTGGTACAGGTCTTACTTCTGTTGGTATTTCTGTACCTACAGGATTAACTACTTCTGGTAGTCCTCTTACTTCTAATGGAACTATAGCTATTAGTTGGTCTGGTCAAATACCTCCTGCCAATTTAGCAAGTAGTACTCCCAACACTGCATCTTTTGTACGTGGTGATGGTGTTTGGTCTAATACTCTTACGGGCAATGCTTCATTTGGTGGTGTGGGTATTGGTAACCAAATTAATGCTCCTACAGGTATAACTGTATATGGCATTACTTCTACAGCCAACTATGTTGGTATGCAAAGTAATTTTGGAGGAGGTTCTCCGTATACAGTATTGTTAAGTGGTGCTGCATTTATTCCCTATCCTAACAACACCATTGCATTAGGAGCATCTGCTTACCAGTGGTCTTCATTGGGTGTTGCTGGTAGTTTCTATTGGGGTAATACAACAATTACTGCACCCAATACTTCTAGTGGTTCTTCTACATTGTTTTTAAACCAACAAGGTAGTTGGGTAACACCTAGTGGTAGTGGATCAGGTTTAACTTCTGTTGGTTTATCAATGCCCACAGGTTTTTCTGTATCCAATACTCCTTTGACATCAAATGGAACAATTGCAGTCAGTTGGTCTGGCTATGTTCCTACAGCTAATTTAGGTTCTGGTTCTGCTTCATCTGGTACTTATTTGAGAGGTGATGGTACTTGGTCTGCACCTACTTTGCAAGCTGTCTGTGCTGCTGGTTCTACTTACTCAGGTGGTATTACTATTGGTGGTACGTCTACATTTAATAGTTATTTGGGTATTGGTTCTACCTCTACTGGTCCTACTGGAACTGCTTATGGTATTTCTACTAGCACCTCTGTCATTGGTATTGGTAATAGTTCTGCTCAAACTTACTTGTATGGTACAGCATTCATTCCATCTGCTGATGCAACCTTATCGTTAGGTTCTGATTCCTATCGTTGGCAAAACATTAAAGTATCTGGTGGAGCGTCTTACTTTGGTGCCCAAAGTACTTTCTCAAGTGCTCCAACTGTTTATGCTGCTCAGTCTACTAGTGGTGGTATTGCATTAGCAGCTTATCAGGGTGCTACAAGTGCTACAGCCCTTGCTTCTGTTGTTGCCAGTACTACTAGTAATCTTGTTTATTTTGGTTATGGTTCTCCATCTTCTCCTACAACAGTAGGTGTTATTTCTACCGATGGCACTAATGTTAACTATGGCTCTGGTTCTGATAGAAGATTAAAGACTAACATTGAAACATACACTGCTAGTGGTGCTTTCATTGATTCTTTGTTACCAAGAACATTTACTTGGATTTCTACCAATACTACTGCTGTTGGTTTTATTGCTGATGAGTTGCAAACTGTTTGTCCTGGTGCAGTACATGGTGCTGCTGATGCTGTTGATGAAAATGAAAAACCAATTTATCAAACAGTAGATGCTTCTACCCCGCAAATGATTGCAAACATTGTTGCTGAATTACAATCCTTGAGAGCTAGACTAAAAGCTGCTAACATTCAATAATTGGAGAATTAAATGGCTGATACAAAAATCTCTGCACTAACAAGTGCAACACTGCCTCTAAGCGGATCAGAACTTGTACCTATTGTTCAATCGGGTACTACAGTTAAGACAGCTATTTCTAACATAGCTAGTAATCAACCCCCAACACCTTACACAGCCAATGGTGTGGTGTATGCAAGCTCTACAAGTGCTTTGGCTACTGGGAGTGGGTTGGTATTTAATGGGACTAACCTTGGCTTGGGAGTTACTCCAAGTGCTTGGGATACTTTTACTGGGTCTTTTCAAATTGCTGGTGCATCACTTAGCGGTCTTGGGGCTAATAACACGGCTTTAGCAAGTAATGCTTATTACCAAAGTGCATGGAAGTATTACGGCACAGCAGGCGCAAGTCTTTATCAACAAAACGCTGGACAACACGTATGGTCTGTAGCAGGGTCAGGCACAGCAACTAACGCTATATCCTTTAACCAAGCAATGACACTGGATGCTAGTGGTAACTTGTTAGTTGGTGAAACTTCTGCTGGTTACTCATCATCTGGTCGTGGCGTTATTGAAATAAATGGAAGTTCATCTTCTTTACTTGCTTTTCGCATAGGTAGTACAAATAAATCTTATATTTTCCAAGATGGAACAAACTTTAATTTTGCAAGTTCTATTACTGGCGGGGCATTAACTTTTTTAACACAAGATACAGAACGGATGCGTATAGACTCTAGTGGTAACTTGTTAGTGGGGACTACAAGTGCAAGTGGCAATGGTGAAAGAATAAATGTTACTGGATCATCTACATCATTTATTGCA